CCATAAGTAACAAACTCTATACTTTGGTGTTCAATGTTTGAAAATGTAGCCCCATCCATCTCATTAATCATGTGTGATGGTATTCCAAGAATTGTTGCTATTTCATTCTTTTGGAATTTACGTGTCTCTATAAATTGCGCGTCTTGTGGTGGTAACCCTAAACGATGGTATTTTGAACCGGCATCTAAAATGGCCGTGCCACGTGATCCATTTGCACCATAGTTATTTGTCCATTGCTGATTGATTGCATCTTTGGTTTCTGGCTTTAAAACGCCTGCATATTCAATGTAACCATCTATTCTTGTGCCTTTATTATAAAAATCGGCCCCGTAATCTTGTGCAGCTATCGAAAGCCCTAAATTCTGCTTGTGTGCTTGAATTGCGCTAATACCAATTACGGGATCCGATCCAAAGCCCCTAAGATTTATAATATCTCTATCCTTTACAAGCAAACTTTCTTGTTTGTTTGCCGCTTCTTTTATTTCAACCTTCCAGTAAAGTTCATCATCATATTTCAATGGTTCACATATTTCACGTGACACGTTAACAAGTCCGGTTGGTGTGCCAAATCTGTCACGTTCTATAATAGCTAAACCATTGCCGTGATTAATTGCTGATGTAATTAAGATTTGTGTGAAGTCAAACGCGCAGGTCTGATAATTAGATTCTGCATTTAAAAGGTATTCAACCGGATGGTCTGTCATTGTACGTTTACCATTGACCTTTTTAAATACATCAACTGGCAACATTGCAACTGATTCAGATATTCTTCGAACGCCTGCCCAATATGCTGAAAGCCCAAATACACTTTTTTCGTTTACCGGTGTGCGGCCAACCATTCCACCAAAATTGGCATTTAAGAATCCTTTCTTTTCTGAAAGAACTGGATTGATCCGTTTTAACTCGAAACCTAAAAAATTCATCCTTGCAAAAATCTTATTAATTTATTTGTAACAATTGTAATTTATTTAACTAAAAGTTTACTTTGCTTTTTTTACAACGCGCTTTTTCTTTTCAATCGATTTGTTCTTATGTCGAATACTTTCGCTTGCTTTATAACTTTGATAGTTTTTGTGTGGCTTATAATGCGGGAAGTAAATATTGATCTCTTTCACACACGCATCGTATGCCATTTTTCGCACTTTTACCCTTTTCAAGTGTTTGTGAAATAGTTCATCTATGCCCTTGCAAATAGCATCAATTACATCCATAGGAATGTCAAGATTTGGTTTGTAATTGCTTAATACCGGCCCGCGATCTTGACTATTTGCCAAAATGACCCGATATGAATCAAAATCTTTGTAGTGTTTGAAGTTAGGTGCATATTCCCGAACTAAATCAAGCGCAGCATCATAGGCATCTTCTTGATTGTTGTTTTTTAACATTTGTAAAAAAATGAAATCAAAATTCTTTTTGTAATTGAGTACATTGTACACTGGTTCTGTAAGTATCATATTATGTATAAATTTCCTTGTTCTAAATAACTGTTGGTATCTTCTGGATTGTCAAGCCATAAGCCATAAGCCATTACGTTTGAAATTAATCCATCTATTTTTTTGCTTGGTGCTTTGAAATCCTTTTCAAGTTTTATGTTTCCTGCTGGATCACTTTTTACACTTGCATTGCCTGCCATCCATCTCAACACCGGATTCCCAAAGTGGTTAAACTTTCGACTTTCAATTGCGGCCTGCATTTCTTTTGTAGGTGCATTCATTGATTTGAATCCTTGCCTAAATTCAATCAAGTCAAGGCCCTCATCCATTAATCGCGGTGCAATGTGGTGACTGTTCCAATTATCGTATGCAATGGACTTAATTTGATATAATTTGTTTAATTCACCCAATTTGTAAATGATAAAGTCATAATCGACTACATTTCCATTTGTTTCTTCAATATGGCCATCTCGCACCCATTCACGGTATTGGATGTTATTTGTGTCTGCTGATTGTGTTCCTTTGTCTTCTGGCAGCCAAAACCAATTCTTTGAATAGTATTTATCCTCGATTTGCCATACCAAACTAAATGCGGTAATGTCTGAACGTGACGAAAGGTCTAACCCACCATAACAAGGATAATCTTTTAAAATACTTTCATCCATCTCCCATTGGCTTGCGTTCCAGATTTCATCATTTATCCACCCATCTTTTGATTGTGTCCAAATATTAAGATAATATCGTTTGAAACTATTTAGACTTGACGCGCTCACCATAGCTTTGGCCGCTTCCTTTTCATAAGCCCTTTTACCAATTGATATGTTATAATTTGGATTTGCCTTAATCCAAGTTTCTTCTTTAAATGGATCGTCTTCATAATCGGCCCCATACACGCATACAAGTTGTGATTCGTCTGTTGTTACCCCTTTGGCAACATTAATGGCGTTTTCGTGCCTTTGGTACCCGATACCATACAAATCAGAACCCGCCGTTGTAATTATAAAGGATAAAGGTTGCTTTCTTGCACCTTGTGATTTTTCAACCATTTCAAGTACTTCATTGTTCTTGTGTACGTGCAACTCGTCAATAATTGCAAGTTGCGGGTTAATTCCATCCTCGCCCCCTGCTTCCTTACTCAAAATCTGGTAAGTTTTCAAACCACCAATGTGATCCGGTGCCGTTATCGAGTTGCGATAGATGTTGCACTTTGCTTTTAGTCGTGGACTTTTTTGAATTACTTGTTTTGTTGCTTCAAATACTAAACCTGCTTGTTTACGGCCCCATGCAACACCCACAATCTCCGAACCACCCTCACGCTCTATGTCTATAAAAATACACGCAACTGATGCAGCAAGAAACGATTTGCCGCTTTTCTTTGGGATTTCAATGTATGCACTGGTGTATTTTCTCAAACCCGTGTCAATGTGCTTCCATCCAAACAAAGGCCTGATAATGTCGTTCTTTTGCCATTCTTCCAATATAAAAGGTTTACCGGCCAAATCACCTTTTACGTGCTTCACATTTTCTTCAATGTACTTCACCACAGTATTGGCGGTTTTGTCATCAAAGAAGTATTTATCAAGATCTATTTTTGAAAAGTCTGTTTTATAAGCCATTAGAATAAACTTGGTTGTTTTAAAATTTTTTTAACTCTATCATTTGACATTTTAGCGTGTTTTTCTGTTATTTCAAACCCTATAAATCTTCTGCCTTCCTTTACCGACATAGCACATTCAGTTCCACTACCAGCAAAAGGCACAATTACTAAATCATTTACACGGCTACACGTGTTTATTAATATCCTTGTTAGCTTCTCCGGCTTAACAGTGTCGTGATCGTAGTCGCTTGTTTCATAGTTTGGCAATCTTATTACATCACCTAAATGTAAAGCGTTGTTAAATGGCCTGCGTAGTTCCTCGTATTCTTTGCGTAGTTCCTCGTATTCTTTGCGTAGTTCCTCGTATTCTTTGCGTAAATAAGGGTAACACCATTTTTGTAACTTCTCATACATTTCTTTAGTCAACATTGTTGGCTCTGCCTTATCTAAACTCAAGCAAGCAGAAGCAACACCACCGCCATTTGTTGCAGTTCCTAACGCTTCATTTACTTGCTTCAATACTATTTTCCCTTTTGCTTTTACTATTTCCTCTCTTATGTAATCTCGTATATGATAAACACATTGCGTTAAATTATACTGTTCATTACTATACATTAAAATCCTTTCAGTAAGTGGTGCAAAAGTTCGTAAATCTTCGTTAAACCTTATTTGCTGTTTGTGGTCGTTTGTGTTTTCCCACACTAAACTATTCAATAAATTAAAGTGCTTATCGAAAATTATTTGAGCGTATGCAATATTTTTAGCATCACCATACCAAAGCAAAGTGCCATTATCTGCTAAAATCCTTTTACATTCGATCGCCCATTTTTCAACATCAGCCAAATAATCGTCAAACGTTTTCCATATAAAATCAAAGTCACCTTTTACTTTATAATATGGTGGGTCTGCAATTATTAAATTTGCACATTTATCTGGCAAATCATTTTTAAGAAAATCTATGTTTTGTATTGTGTTTAGTTTATATTTTGCAAGGTTATACGTGTGCGTGCGCTTGGACTGAATCCAAATTCTTGTGAAAGTCTAATGAAATCCTTTCGCAGTTTGTTTAGTTCCATGTATAAAGGATCTAATCTAATTGTGCCTTTGTCATCGGTGTATGTTCTGCCTTTGGTGTGTTCTTTTAGATATTCCATTTCACCGTAACAGTATTCTTTAAACATTGAAAGGTCAATAAATGAAATGTAGCCGTAAATCTTCCGTGACTGCAAAAGTTGCTGATTCCAGATGTTTTTGGCTTTTTCGGTTAAGTCTTCCGGTGGTGTTGGTATTTCATTGTAAATCCAATCTAATTCATTTGCGTCTGCAATTTGGTCATTTGCTCTGGTGACGTTTATTGTACCCTTTGCCTTTAAAACTGCTACCGGTTGCGGTGATGGCCCTCTTTTTCCCATAATTTACCCTTTTTTCAAATTCCAAAACCTGTAAATGCAGAAATAAACC